TGCCTTAAAAGAAATTCTTAATCGTTTGGCATAAATACATCCCTAAATACTAATTAGGAACAATATATTGAGTTAAATGTCTGCAGTATATGTAAGTAATATTGTTATTAACCAAGGAGCAGATTTTGATCAGGTATTTACAATATCTGATAATGCAAATCTTACTTTGGATCTATCATTATATACAATTTCTGCACAGCTTAGAAAACATTCTGGGAGTACAACGAAAGTAGATTTTTCAATAACAAAACTTGATCCAACAACAAATGGTTCTTTTGAAGTTAAATTAACTGATACACAAACTTCTGCTCTCAAAAGTGGTAGATATGTGTATGATATTATAATTACTGAAATATCTAATGATAAAAAAACAAGAGTTATTGAGGGAACTGCTCTTGTGAGAGAAGGAGTTACACGATAATGTCACAGGTTAAAGTCCGTGTAGGGCAAACAAACGCGATTAAAGTTTTATCATCAGGTCTCCTTAGTGATACTGCTTTTAATGTTGTTGGTGGTATTGCTAGTGTAACGACTCTAACGGTCACTGGTGCGGTAAACTTTGGACAACCAGTACAATTTGGTACTGGAACTGTTTACATTAACGGTGATGAGGACGAAATTCTTGTTGGATCTGGATTATCACTAACTAATGATTACATAGATATACGAGGTGATATAAATGTTCTTCAAAAAGATTACTTTGATGATTTAGGAAATAGAATTATCAGTCATGGTAATCTATTTGTTGGAAATAACTTAAAATCGGTTGGTATAACCACATTAGCATCTGCCGGAGGTATTACAACAACCGGTGGAAATTTATTTGTCGGAAATAATTTAGAAGTTGCTGGAACTTCTAATTTTATTGGTACTGCTGCTTTTAGAGGAGGAACAATTAATCTTGGTGATTCCGATTCTGATGACATTAATGTTGGTGGAGAATTTACCTCAGGATTAATTCCAAATACTGCCGGTTTATATAATGTTGGATCAACGACAAAACCATGGAAAAATGGAAATTTTTCTGGAATAATAACTGCAACTAATTTAAATATTTCTGGATTGTCTACACATGTTGGAGTTGCAACTTTCCAAAGTAATGTATTTGTTGACGGAACATTAACTGCCGGACTCATAGATGGAGGTTCATTCTGATGGCAAAACCAAGCACTAGACAAGGATTAATAGACTATTGTTTTAGGAGACTTGGTGCTCCGGTATTAGAAATTAATGTTGATGATGATCAAGTAGATGATCTTGTAGATGATGCCATACAATTTTATAATGAGAGGCATTTTGATGGTGTTGAAAGAATGTATCTTAAATATCAACTTACACAAGATGATATTGATAGAGGAAGAGCAGGTGGTGCTGGTGGAGTTGGTATAGCAACCACTTCAGCAACTTCTACCATTGTTGGAACGGCAACTACATTTAGTTTTTATGAAAACTCAAATTATCTTCAGGTTCCAGATTCTGTAATTGGAATTGAAAAAATATTTAAGTTTGATACGAGTTCCATTTCCGGTGGTATGTTTAGTATTAAATACCAATTATTTTTGAATGATCTTTATTATTTCAATTCTGTAGAATTATTGCAATATTCTATGGTTAAAACATATCTCGAAGATATTGACTTTTTATTGACGACAGATAAACAAATAAGATTTAACAAAAGACAAGATAGATTATATTTGGATTTAGATTGGAGTGCTCAAGAAAAGGATACATACTTGGTAATAGATTGTTATCGAGCACTTGATCCTGCAGATTTTAATCAAGTTTATAATGATAGTTTTGTAAAACAGTATCTTACTGCTCTTATTAAGAGACAATGGGGTCAAAACTTAATTAAGTTTAGAGGAGTTAAACTTCCTGGAGGTATTGAATTGAATGGTAGAGAAATTTATGAAGATGGTGAAAGAGAAATAGAATCTCTTAGAACTAGAATGATGCAAGACTATGAATTACCACCTTACGACTTTATTGGATAATGGCACTTAATCCTTTCTTTTTACAAGGTTCACAGAGTGAGCAAAGACTTATTCAAGAGTTGATTAATGAGCAGCTCACAATTTATGGTGTTGAAGTAATATACTTACCTCGAACAATTATTAATCATGACAATATTTTAAATGATGTACAGTCATCAAAATTTAATGATAACTTTGCTATCGAGGCATATGTAAACACATATGATGGATATGGTGGTGCCGGTGATATTATGACGAAGTTTGGAATGAGTTTAAAAGATGAATTAACACTAACAATTTCAAAAGAAAGGTACGAAGATTTTATTGCCACATTTGTATCAGGTGTTCCTCCTACATATGAATCTCATACAGGATTGTTTAATCAAACTGGTGATGATTTTGTTACGACTCGTCCCAGAGAAGGAGACTTAGTATATTTTCCATTAGGTAAAAGATTATTTGAAGTTAAGTTTGTTGAACATGAGCAACCATTTTATCAGTTGGGAAAAAATTATGTTTATCAACTGAAGTGTGAACTCTTTGAATATGAAGATGAAATGAATGGTATTGATAGCCTCAGTACAGGTTCTGAAGAGATAGATGATCTTCTTGCCGATACTGGATTTATTACATCTTTAATTCTTGTTGGAGCATCTTCTACAGCAACTGCCACAACACAAATATCCACTGGTTATGTTAGATCCATAACTCTAAATGATGATGGATATGGTTATACCAGCACTCCAACAGTATCATTCACGGCATCTCCAGAAGGAAATGTGGATGCAAATGCCACTGCAGTGGCAATCACAACGGTTAGAAATAATGTATATTCTATCAAGGAAATTTTATTAACAAATGCGGGTGTTGGATACACAGAAACTCCGACTATCACAATATCTGGCGGTGGTGGTGTTGGTGCAAGTGCAACTTGTAGTATAGAAACATCACTAAAAGGTATCAGAAAATATACAATTACTGATAATGGATCAGGATACACTAGTACTCCTACGGTAACCATACCAACACCAGTAGGTCCTGGAGCTGCCGCAACCGCGACTGTAGGATCTGCCGGAACAATCACAACACTAACATTATCAACAGGTGGAAAATTCTATGGATCAGCACCTAATGTTATAATTGACTCTCCTCCAACAAGAACTGGTGTTGCCACAACAGTAAGTTTGACTAATTCATCTGGAACAGACGCATCAGTATCGACAGGATCTGGATATTCTGATGGAGAAATTTATGAGACTACCGCAACTACCGGATCTGGAATTGGATTAAAAGTTCAAGTTTCTGTAAGTGGTGTGGAGCAACAAATTAATGGAGTTCAATCTATTTTATATGGTGGATATGGATATGCAGTTAATGATGTTGTTCAAGTTGTGGGAGGAGCTAACGATGGATATCTCAAGATTGGAAGCGGAGTAACAACCGGTATAGGAACAACCGCATTAGCAACACCATTATTAGAAAGTGGTGTGGTAACTGGATTTAATATTACTAATCCTGGTAGTGGATATACAACTGTTCCTAATGTTAGTATTGCCAACACTGTAGGAGATAAGGATTATGTAACTTCAGGATTAACCACTGCTACGGCAAGAGTCGTTGTTTCTACATCAAATAATGTAAGTGCAATATACATTACGGATCCTGGAATTGGATATACTGCAGCACCATCAATTACAATTTCCTCCCCAACATCTGGAATTGGTACTTTCCAATTTAATGAGGTTGTTACGGGTTCACCTACAGGTGCTATTGGAAGAGTCAAGTCTTGGGACGGATCTACAAATACATTAAACCTCGGTGCGACAAGTGGTACTTTTGGTCGTGGTGATACAGTTGTTGGATCTGCATCCTCAGCATCTTATAAACTAAGTTCAATCAAGTCCGAGGATGTTACTGATAAATACGATAAAGGTGATGAAATAGAAATAGAGGCAGACACCTTATTAGACTTTACAGAAACTAATCCATTTGGTACATATTAATGTTAGGAACTTATTACTATCATGAAATAATGAGAAAAACAATTGTTGCCTTCGGCACATTGTTTAATCAAATTCATATTCGTCATGATGATGGGGATGGAAATCTCTATAGTGAATTAAAAGTTCCTTTGGCATATGGACCATCTCAAAAGTTTTTGGCAAGAATTGAACAGCAGGCAGATTTAAACAAACCTGTTCAAATTACTCTTCCAAGAATGTCTTTTGAAATGAATGGTATTCAATATGATTCTACAAGAAAAACCGGAATTACACAAACTTTCAAGGCAGTTGATAAAAATACTTCTGCGGTAAAAAAAGTTTTTATGCCGGTTCCTTATAATATTAATTTTGAACTCAACATATTATCAAAATTAAATGATGATGCTCTTCAAATTGTTGAACAAATTTTACCGTATTTTCAACCATCATTTAATGTTACAATAGATTTAATTAGTTCTATCGGAGAAAAAAGAGATGTTCCAATTGTTTTAGATAGTATTTCCTTTCAAGACGATTATGAGGGAGATTTTTCTACAAGAAGAGCACTGATTTATACGCTTAGATTTACTGCCAAAACTTACATGTTTGGTCCTGTTGCCGATAGTTCTGAGGGTCTTATTAAGAAAGTTCAGGTTGATTATTATGCAAATACTAATACACAAACTGCAAAACGTGAAATGAGATATACTGCTACACCTAAGGCATTAACAGATAAAAATAGTGATGGCGTTGTCAATGCGGCAGATGATGCATTACTTGGACCTGATGATGATTTTGGATTTAATGAGACAACTACTTTCTTCTCAGATTCTAAAACTTATAGTCCAACTCAACAAACTGATATTTAATAACTTATGACTAATAATGATATGAATGATATTGTACCAGTATCTGGTGAAATTGTTCCGGAAAATCAAGATATTCAAAAGGATTATGAATATACAAGAGCAAATCTGTATTCATTAATTGAAAAGGGTCAAGAAGCAATTAATGGTATTATGGAACTTGCCGGTGAAGGAGGAAGTCCTAGAGCATATGAAGTTGCCGGTCAACTCATAAAAAGTGTTGCGGATACAACAGATAAATTAGCAGATTTGCAGAAAAAGATAAAAGAACTAGAAGAAAATGGGAAGAAAACAACAAACAATGTCACTAATAATGCCGTATTTGTTGGATCTACATCAGAACTTCAAAAAATGCTCAAGCAGGGTTTTCTAAATAATAATACGGATTCAAAATAAATATGTCCAAGTGTAAATCAGGTTACTATTATTGTTACACTGATAAAAAGTGTAAGCCCATTTCTAAGGGAATGAAAGTGACCGCAAGATTTTCCGGTGGCGGAAAAGAACCTGAGGAAGTTGGCATTGATAAACCACTGAATGGAAATGGAAATCAAACGAATGGGAATGGAAATGGGAGCGGGAGCTCTAATGGTGGCGTTAGTGAAGGAACACTCCGTAAATGGTTTAAGGGGTCCAAATCAAAAGATGGTAAAGGTGGTTGGGT